CTCGTCAACCTCGATCCGCTTCAGTTCTTCCTCGATCTCGTAGAACGCCATTTGGCGATCCAGCGAAGCATTCATCTTGTTTAGGAGTTTGTCGATTTCGACGCCACTAGCATCGCGGTCGATGAAACTCTGAAACGTAATTTGCCGTGCCGGTGCTATTTGCGCGTTGATCGAGATACCAAGCGCCGGTGCAGTTTCCCCTTTCGAATCGTCCATCAGGCCCTCAAGATATGGGAGGTAACCCCTCCATCGGCTGTAACCCGCTGGCTACGGGATTTACGGTAGAAGTTCTCCGATTTCCCGTCAATCTCGGACTGGTGCTTCCATGTCATCGACATCATCTCGTTAAGGACATCAGCGACGCTGGAACGCACGGTCTTGGTCTGGCCGTTGAAATAGATCACGCCATCGATCATGGCGCGGTCACAGTAAGGCGCGAAATCGAGAAAAACCGAAACCAGTTCTTCATCGAGCCCGCCAGCCTGCCGCTCTTCCCGGGTGAACTGCTCCAGCAACTTCGCTTCAGCCAGCAACTTGCGTTCGGCCTCAACCTTGTTCCTAGCCTTGGTACGCAGTTCTTCCCGACGCTTCGGGTCGATGATCGATACGTCCACCGTCACCTTCGGTTGCGGGCCGGTAGTCGCTTTCTTCTTGTCGTCAGCCATGGAGTGTCCCCTTTAAGTGTGGTTCCAATTCGTACCGCCGGCCGCGATCGATTCACGCGATACAACAATCGGCCAACCGTTTGCGTCGTAGAAAACATAATCGCCCGGCAGCAAACTGATCTGCGAGTTCGGGCGATTGGGAAGGTCGAGGATGCCGTTGATCAGCGCACCTGGAAAGATCGCGTTGGCTTGAACTCCCTGGTTCTTGATGGCGTTGTTGACCTGCGCGATGTCCGCCGCGAGCTTCCCCGCATTCCACGCGAAGCCGTTCAGGATCGTAGTCGTAGTCGTGCCGCCTGTAAGCAAAGCCATGGTTCAGTTTCCTGTTGACAGAAGACTTATCTTGCCATATCCTATAAACCTCTTCAACAGGAGTTGGATATGCGCGGAATCAAAAACGATCTCTCTAGCGGAACTAAGGAATGCCCGAAGTGCAATGAAGTCAAGCCATTGGAAGCTTTCGGGACTGCCAAGCATAGTGCTTCGGGTGTGGCTTCTTACTGCAAAGAATGTATGGCCACCTACGCGCGTGAACGTCGCGCTACGCCCGAAGGACAACAACGCCACCGTGAAAGTAACCAGCGCTGGATAGACAGCCTTGAAGGCAAAGCATGTCTGGTCGAAGGTTTTAAAGTATGCCCGAAGTGTGAAATTAAGAAGCCATTTGCCGAATACCCCAAAAACAAACGCACTAAACACGGAATCGGAAGCCGCTGTTCGGTCTGCACGATCGCTGAGATACAAGCCTACCGCGATACAGAAGGGGGTGGCCAAGCCCATCGCGAAGCATCCAAACGCTGGCGTGATGCCAATGTAGAACGCCACCGCGATAATAATGCCAAGTGGAAGTATGGTGTCGATCATGGCAGTTACGACGCGATGCTGGCCGCGCAAAATGGCAAATGCGCCATCTGCTTGACGGCCGAACCCGGCACGCGGTTGGTTCGCTTCCATATTGACCACTGTCACTCGTCTAAAGTAGTCCGAGGATTGCTTTGTGAACATTGCAATCGTGGACTCGGCCATTTCAAGGACGACCCGGCGCTAATGCGCCGAGCCGCTGACTATTTATCCTCACCCAAAGGTTGAAGAGAATGCGCTAAGGCTTTCAATACGCATGAAGAAATTCTGATTTTGAATCAGAGTCCCATAGAATGTTTTCCATCCAACCACGCGTAACTGATTCAAAGGGTCCGATTTATCGGCTTCCTTCAAATAAGTGAACCGCGCATCATCGAGCATCACCTGCCCATAAGCCCCGCGCCCGATGATGTAGGTCGGATAGACAGTGAGGCCGGTGCCAGGCGCGGCCGGCGGAGTTTGCGCGGCGCCGATGCCTGTGATGATCACCGTCTGGTTGCCTGCCAGCTGGACCGCCTGCCCCGCCTGCGGACCGACAGTCGGGCCGGATGCGGTAAGACCCAAGTTCGCTACTGCCGCCGCGGTGCCGGTGCCGACGTAGACGCTGAAGGTAAAGCCCGCCAGAGTTGGCAAAGTCACTGATATCGAGCCGTTCGGCCCGGTCACCGAGATGGCGTTGGAAGCCTGATAGACTTGGCTCTCGAATTGATTCGTATTGTCGGACGCCGTCACCTTGATGAAGTAGTTGGCGTTGGTGGCGAGCGCGCCGGCAGTGCCGGCAACCCCGTTAATCTGCGCCACCCCCGTCCAGGTCGGGACCATGTTGCTCAGGCAGAACCTAATCCCACCCCACTCGCCAGCCTCGTAATTGTAAAGCCGGTTGATGTCCGAATAGGACCACGCGGTAACCACTGTCGAGTTCTCGCGGAAGTCCTGCGCCACCAGCGGATGCATGATCGATACGTAGTGCGGCATCGCGCGCGGGCTGCTCGACGCTTTGGCGCCGCCGGCATTGGCTTCCAGCTTGGTATCCGTAAGCTCGTCGCCCATGTATCGCGGCGCACCGAGCGTGAACAGCGCGCCATAGGCGCGATTGACTTCGTGGGGGTTGATGACATCGCCGGCGACCAGTGCCGCGCGCGAACCGCGCGTATTGACGTAGTTGATCTGGGTACCGGAGTTCAGGGTATTGAAGGTGTTGCGTTCCAACGTTTCGCCGATCTGGAGGGCGACGAGTTCGGTAGCCTTGACGAACAGGGGGTGCTTGATCGTCATCTCAGCCACGTCAGTGATCGTGACCTTGTCGCCCCATTGCTGGGCGGTCGCCGATACCTGCTGGATGGTCATATTCTGGCCGACCGGCGGAACACCTTCCGAAAGCGGCGCGAAGGGGAGGGGCACCCGTTGATATCGCGTTGCGGTATAAGTGGTACCGCGCCCCTTGGGGAGCCGCAGCGGGTCACCGAACTGGTAAGCGACGAGTTGCCGCCGGGCGAGGGGGAGAGTCTTGTCCGCGATATAATTTTCGATATCGGCGGAGAAAGAGGCAGCTACGTTCGTTGCCATTGCAGGCTCCTGAAAGTGGCAACGCGGTCTTGCGTTGCCTTAAATTGGCACATTCTCCAGCCGTTTCTCCGGGCTGTCTCCCTGCTTCCCGCGAACGGTAGCAGTATCGCCTCTGGCCGACACTTGGCGGGACTGCTGCGCGGCGATGCGCTGCTGGCCCTGTTTTTGCGCCTTCGTAGCTGACTTCGTCGCCGCGGCGCGGGCCGCGCGTCCGATCGCCAGATCCAGTAGCACTTCCCGAGGAACGAACACCCCTCGTGCCTGCTGCTCCTGCCTGATCTTCTCGACCTCCCCGTCATACTTTTTCAGGTGAGGCGCATCCCGCAAGATGCTGTTGTAGCTCAATTTATCGTTCGTCTCCTGCGTCTCTACCGCGTGCCGCTGAAGGAGAGCGGCGGTCCGCTTCTCCGACTCCTGCATATCCTCCCGCATGATCTCCACATCCGACATCAGCGCCCGGCGGGCGGCCTTCTCGGTGGGGCTCTCCTGCTGGGCCACCTGCGCGCGCTGACGCTGCTCGGCCCGAAGTTCCTGGATCTCCCGATCGAGCCGGTCAGCGCGTTCTTTGGCTTCCGCGGTCGTACGAGTGAGTGTCTGGATGCGTGACTGTGCCCGACTGGGCTTGCGCGCGGGTGGGTCGTCTACCGCCCCCTCTTCGCCCCCTTCTTCATCATTGCCTTGGGCATCATCTTGCCCTTCTTGCTCTCCGGCATCTTCTCCGGAGTCTTCGATTTCTTCTTCATCGGAAACGGACTCTTCGACATGCTGGTCTTCCCCTTCAACCGGTTCACGCGGATCGTCGATCATGCTTCTCTCCTTCGGTGGGCTTACGGCCACTAGTCGGGGCATCTTACGGATGCGATTCGGGCGAGTACCTTACGGGCACAAATCGGAATTAAGTTGCGCGGAGACTATGCGGGGCGGAACAAAGTGTCAACCTATCCCCCGCCGTTGTTCTTGCGCTCCAGCTGCTGCTTGTTGAACACATCCGTCAACAGCGCCACCAAAGGCTCGTCAGCCCTCACGTACGGCTTCAAAGCATCTGCCAATTGATCCACGCTGCGAGATACGCCGGCGGCAGCCATGTGCACGCCGTCGGCGATATCGTGCCGGTGGGGAGTGCCCGTGATCTTCTCGATCAGGCGCTGCATGGTCCAGCCCATTATGGTCGGCCATTGGACTTGAAAATATTTGCTAACTGCCCAACGCCACTTTCTAGTTTGGTCATCGTTGTAACAGTATCTTTGGCCAAAAGTTTCAGTTCGGATTGCGCGTCTTTGCGCTCGTCCCTCTCCAACCACCAAAGTATGGCAAAAACTACAGCGAGTGGCGCCCCACCTGCTTTCACGTACTCCAAGAGCTCCAGCAGCGTCATTTAACACCCGTGGACCCCTTCGCACGTTGATCTATATCACACATCGTCGTCTTGCGCAGGCGGAAGCGGGGCTTGCAGTTGCGATGACAGCGCTGTCAATTTGGCTTCCAATGAAGCCAGATCGGTGGGACTGATGACTTTCTTGTTGATCAGGTCATCCCAAATCGCCTTGGCAAATGGCTCCGCATCTTCAACAGTCTTGATCACTGTCGGTGTTAAATCTACCGCCGTCTTGATGACTGTCGCGACCAGCGCGATAATTGCTCCGGCGTCCATCACATGGCTCCTGTCTGAATCTGGGCGAAGACCGCGACAGCATCTTGTGCCGCCTGCAACAGCGAAGAAGCGTCGAGTGTCGGGTTATCCCGCACGAAGGCCCGAGCACGGCCGAGCGCAACCTGCGCCGCCGCATCCGCCTGCTGCATCCGAACTACGATCGAGCGACGCGCGCAGATGTTGCTCACGCTCTCCAACGCCGTCTTGGTGCAACGCGGTCGGTTACGGTACGCCACTGCGCCGGAAAGCACGACGCCGTAAGAACTCTCGATGGTCGCCAGTTGGGAACTAGTGATTGGGTTCTTGACGGTAGCGCAAGCACCAAGACTGAATACGAGTAGCCCTATTACGAGAAAACGTTTCATTTGGGCACCACCTTGACATCTGCCGTCGTGTTGACGTTGGAAGGCAACGCCTGCGCAGTTGCCGCCTCTTCCTTGGGAAGGACAATCTGCGGCGCGGCCACCCCCGGCGCCACCGGCTTGGCAGCAGATGCGAGGATCGATGCGCGCGAATTGGCAGCCAGTGACCATATTGCGGTGACCACGTAGGCGATCGGACCGACAGAGGCCATGGCAATGCCGGTCCAGTTGGTCACCGAGACCGCGCTGACACCTACCGCGGTGACGATCGTTCCCAGGGCAGGAATAATGATTCTCAACTGCCCCATCATCTGGTCTTGTGTAGGAACTGGCATCTGCGTCCCTTTCTACGGTGAAACGAATTCGAAGTGCATTGAATCTTTCCGCTTGTAATCACCGCCCCATCGCGCGCCTTGGCGCTTGAAAGCTTGCACCACAAGCGGAGGTATAGTCCCCTTCATATTGAACCCGTTTGTAGCAGGCGCCAAGTCGATCGCGCAAGCCCAACTGTGATTCGACGGATTGCTGGACCCGCGAATTGGGCGAGGATTGTAGCATCCGCCGTAGTCGCTGGCCCCGGTCTTATCGACCTTCTTTTGGTCGTGGTCGCAAGCTTCCCAAATCTCACTAAAGGCTGCCATCATCCCCGGCGCGCACATCTTGTTTACAAGAATGCCGGAGGTGCAGGGCTTCTTGTCGTAGTACATGACGTAGGGCGCAAAGATCCGGATCAGGAACTGGTTGCCCCAGTTCGGTGCCTTGAAGTTTCCGTAGAAGGCGTTCTTCGCCGCGGTATTGTCCTTCGGCCATATTGTCATGCGCTTTCCCCTTTTATTGCAGCGTCCAAAAAACTATTTCAGCAATCGCGCTGCTGTTCGCACCATTGCCATTAAGGTTGAAACGGAAACACCTGTTTGCTGTGCTAAGGCTTGCCGTATCTATCACGGCTGAAGATCCAGATGGGGTGCTGCCACTACTGAATGTCGAAAACGACGAACAATCCGAGGAACTTTCCCATTGGTAGGTCGCGTTCGTGTTGTCGCCACGGAAAGCCGAATTGTTGGCCGAATAGGCCTGCACGCGACAGACGGTCACCGTGCTGGTATAATCCTTCCCGACTGTATTATTAAAACCAGATGTTGTTGATCCAATACCGCACCCTTGAGCCTGCGTCTGATTTGTGTTGCCATCGAAACAGGCCGCCAATCCAGAGAAGGCAGTTTGGTTACCGATATTGCTGCCCGTCCCACCGGAAACTTGGGTGCAGGTCAACGTGCCCGAAACACCTCCGGGACCGGGGAAAGGAATCGACTGCGCCAGCAGCGGACACGCAAGCAGCAGGCAAAACAAAAACGATGCGATCAGCTTCTTCATCGTGCCACCCGCCAGTTAAGAGTAATTGCGCCCGGAGTAATTGAAGCACTGGTATTATTGCAAACCTTGAAATTCACGTTGTTGGCCGTGGGATAGACGATTATCGTCAACATCCCGGTGGTCAGTGGCACGTAACCTGTCACGGCTGTCGGGTCTCCGTTGAACGAAGCCGTTACCACATCCGTGGTCGCCGTATTGGTGGCCGATGTCGTCACCACCGACGCGCAGGTCGCCGAACTGATAGCACTCGTCCCCAATGCGGAAGTGCCTGTAGCGATCGTACGCGCGATCCCGAGTGTCGTTCCGACGTTAATCGCCAGTGTCGAAGCGACCGTTGTTCCGAGTCCACTGACACCTGTCGAGATCGGAAGTCCGGTAGCGCTGGTCAACGTACCGGACGAAGGTGTGCCAAGCGCGCCATTGAACGTAACCGGAGCACCCGCCGATCCGATATTGACGCCAAGCGCGGTCGCCACCCCCGTGCCGAGCCCCGAGACACCCGTCGAGATCGGAAGCCCGGTCGCGCTCGTCAGCACCGCCGCTGAAGGTGTGCCAAGTGCCGGTGTCGTAAACACCGGACTTGTTGTCATCGCGACGTTGCCTGTGCCGCTGATCACGTACTCACCGAGTAGTCCAGCGTTGTCGAACAGCACTCGCGTCGTGGTGCCGCTGGTGATCGGTGTGGTGCCGATCACCAGCGGCACTGTCGCTGGCGCCACCCCACAATCCTTCAACAGTCCGGTGATGCCATCGAAGCAGGCAAGGTTGAGATTGACCACCGGCGCGGTCGGCATGATTGAATTGATGATGTCGGTCGTCGTGGTGCGCAACGTCGCCGCGGTGATCCCACCGGGCACACCCGTGGCGAAATTGGTGTTAATTTCGGTAGTGAGCGCGGCCTTGGTCTGCTGCGCGGCCGCGGGCAGCGGCAACAAAAACGCAAGGACCAGAAGAAGCTTTTTCACTGCTGATACCCCGAAGAATTGACATTGACCGCGGTAGCGGTCGCGTCAGCCGTGGTAGTGATCGTGATAGCCGTGTTGACCGCGGAGGATTGCAAGCACGGATTGAAATTCTTGCTAAGGAACGCGCCGGTCGCTGATGCGGTTAACTGGTAAGTTTTCGATCCGCCAATTCCACCAGCAACGACGATCGGCCCCACCGCGGCAGCACCCCCAATAGCCGATATGTCGAAGTCACAAAGATACGTCAATTTGTTCGCGGCAGCCGCGAGCGTTCCGACTACTGCTCCCGTCGTGCCTGAGGCATTGCCGCCGATCTGGGCAATGATAGTTGGGATTGGGCTCGTCTGTACCGAAGTCGAAGAGATGCGGACATTGACTGTCCCCGAAGCCACAGCGGTTGAACGGACTCGGATCAGATCGATACCCGCAACGGGGATGATCCAGGCCCGTGTTAGATTTGTCAGACCCGTGTATCCCGTCTCCGATCCGGAACCATCAGCGCGCGCGATAGACAGTGCCGACCATGTCGTACCACCATCATCCGACAACTCGAATGCAGCCGATGCGGTGCCATAAGTGCCGGTGATGGATATCAGCGCGGTGCCGTAGCCATCCTGCGAAGTTGATGTGATCGATGTCGTCTGCGTCGCATTGGTGAAAGTGCCGGTGACATCGGGTTGCTCGACACCGATCATGCTGACCTGACCGCATTGATTCCCGTTGACATCCTGCGTCAGATCGCGGGTTGCCCCGGCGGCATACGCTTGCGGCAGCGTTCCGCAGGTTGTGACTACGCGGGCGGTTTGCGCGTGTGCCACAGTTGGCAGCAGCAAGAGCAGCGCAAGCAAAAGTTTTTTCATGGGGACACCCGAGCGAAGCGACCGTGACGTTCCCGAGCTGCGACAGCAAACGCTTCTCCTGCTGCCTGCGCGGTAGCAAACAGCCCCAGATGCTTGCTCTTTTTATTAGCTAAGCGAATCGAGGCTCTAAATTTATTTCCGTGAGGCTGGACACCTTTGCCCCATTTATTTTTTGTGGGAATGTTAGCCCGATTTTGTGATCGGTTAGCTCCCCGCAAATTATCCCAGCATCCGTTTCCGCGCTGAACATCTTCATGGTCGGTATCGGCCAGCGGAAAGGCTCCTGTCATATAAAGAAACGCCAGTCGATGTCCTAAATAGCTTTTACCGTCTACCCCCATCCGAGTGTAGCCGGCATGGAAAGCTCCTGCTTGCGTGCCAGCTTTTACGCAGCCTTGAGAAACAAGCCATACCCAGTCGCCCGACTCGGGGTGGTAATAAAGGACTTCTTTCAAGCGTTCTTGCGTAATCATTTCAATCTCGGGGCAACTGCGGGATCGCGAAGCTGATCGTGCGGGACCATTCCGGGAGGCCCTTGGCCACCTGTTGCTTGTGCTGGTTGCGCTCCCATCCTTGGTGTTCCTGCTACCCCCGGCTGGGGTTCCCCACCCATTTGTCCTCCCGGAATACCGGGCTCTCCGCCTTGGGGTTGCATCGCCGCTTGGGCTTTGCGTTGCATCTGTTGCATATGCTCGAAAATATGAGCCTGCGTCTTCTTCGCATTGGGCGCGTTCTTGCCTTCGGCGTCTTGCAGAATAGTAGCGTGGCCCTGAATATGAGCCTGATCGTCATCCATCTCATGCGTCGGCACTTCAAACCCGCTCAGCAGCAGACTGTTCTCCTGCTCGACCGGCACCGGCATCTGCTGCTCCGGTGATATCAGGATCATCGGCGCCAGCCGCGGCCCGAAGGCGTTCTCTGCGAGCTGCACCGCCAACGGGGCAATGTTCAATTTATAGCCATTCATTTGCTGGGGCGGGATGCCGCGCAAGACATTGACCATGGCGATTTGCTGCTGGATCTGCTGTGCCGATCGCGCCTGCTCGACACCAAACCATTTGTAGGTGTAACGGGTATCGAACTGGGTCGGCGGTACACTCTCCATCTCCGCCTCCAGCCCCATCTTGCCGTACTGCTTCACCATGATATCGTCATCGCGGTACTGGTGATCCATCTCGACGAACAGCTCCAGCAAAGGCGTCAGTATCCCCTGCTCGACGGTAGTGACCGCATCCGCCGTGGTCAGGATATCGACCTGCTGCTCCTGCGCGATTTCAGCCTGCGATGGCTTGCCCTTACTGGCCGCTCCGCCGCCGGTAATGGCCGCGGGTGATACGCTCAAGGTCTGGCTGATCTCCGCCTTGGCCGCGGCCACCATCTCGAAGCCGTGCTGCCAAAGCTGGGGGAACTGGGCGAACTGGGTGTCCTGCGGCGAGGTCTCCCACACCGCTGCAAGAGATAGCACCATCGAGCCAACGCGCGGGTTCTTCTGTGGATCGGTCATGACGATAGGCAACAATGCATAAGCTGCCGAGTCGGCAGCTTCGTTGATTGCATCGTTTGCAAAGTACTGGATGTCGCAACATGGCTTTACCTTTGAAACGCCTTTGAACACTCCGGAAACCTTCTCGACCGGCACTGACAACACCGGCACCTTGTCGGACCACAATGGATTACGGCGCGCGCCGAGAAGCTGCTGCTCACCGCCGTAGAAGCATTCACACAGCCGTCGCTCGCCTTTGACCTTCAGGATCGACCAGGTCTGATAGACCAACGCGAAGGCAAGACCGCCTTCCTTCTTGATGCCGGCGGCTTCGAGGTGCGCCTTCCTGGAAGGCTCCTTGCTCTCTTCCGACATCTGCCCGATCAAAGCTTCGCCGGTGTCCTTCCGGATCGAGCCCTCGCGAATCATCGCCCGGATCTTGGCCTTGGTCCATCGCCTGATGATAGTAACCGAACCGCCGTTCGCGATCGCATCGTTAATGTTGTCGGCGGTCTGTGGAAGGATCAAGACATCGCTATCCTTGAGCACTTCAACGCAAGGATAACTGTCGGTGATAGTCTGGTGCTTGACGGTCTCCACTGGCGCCGCGGCGGGGTTGATGCCTCCCTCGTCCATCGGAGGCGCCTCGGTAGTCTTCCATGTGACGTGCCGCTCGCGCTTCTCCCAACTGACGTAGAGATTGTACTGTCCCTCGATGTCGCCGTTCTTCATCAGCGCCGGCATGATCTGGGTGCGCAGTTGCGCACGTTGGATGTAGTGCTCCAATAGCGACATGGTGGCATAGGGAAGCTCGCCGTCCTGCGAGACGACTTCGACGTTGCGGCCATTCGTAGGAAATATCTGGTTGGTGAACCGGGTCTTGCGGGCGTTAACGGCATTGTGGACGATCGGCACGAAGATCTGAGAATTACCGTCGTAGAACTGCTTGCCAGTCAGCTTGCAGTTGAAAACATCCCAGTAGTCCTGCTGATCATCGGATCGCTCAGACTGATCTTGAAACCCCTGGGTGACTTCGTCGAACAGTTCAGTAAGCTGCTTGGCTACGCCGGCCCGTTTGGAAATGTCGGCATCGCGGCGGTTGTCATCCTGTTCGCGCGCGGGCTCGGCGGCTTCCTCCTCATCGTCTGATTCGACTTCGTAATCGGCCATCAGGCGGCCCTTGCAAAGTCGCTATGGAACGTAAGCATCACCTGCGCAGCGGCTTCGATCGCATCATCTAGCTTTTTATAATAGCCAAAATGGCGAAGTACGCCGTTGATTCGTGACTGCACCCGGAAAGTGCCACTAATTTTGTTCCAACCAATAAGTTTGAAACCCGTAGAATTGTCTACACGCAGCCCCTGATTGTACTTGTTCTGCCCGTCAGTTGCGGGCCGAAGATTGCCCCAACAATTATCGTGCTTGACCGTATTTCGGTGATCAGCATCATTCGGCGGGAACTCGCCAGTCATGTACAGAAATGCAAGCCGATGCGCTTTGTATACACGGCCATCGATCCGAATATCAATATACCCGTGACCGTTGATACAGCCTGCTTGCGTACCTGCACGGACTTGGTTGCCCGTTTTTTCCAGCCGAATGAAATCCCCCGATTCGGGATGGTAGTAGAGTAGTTCTTTAAGACGGTATCGAGTGACCACGAACTTCCCTGCTGGAAATAAATTTACGGCCATCGCTCGTATAAGCATAATTGACTGGCTGTTCGTCTCCAAGCGAACCCATCTGTATCATGGAAGCAAAAGATTCCAAACCCTCAAACAAGTTTTTGTATGGGCCTTCCGTCGCAAATTCGCTCAGTATTCCGTTTTTTAGAACCTCTTTGCAGTACCCGCCGGCAAAACCGTTCAAAACCCAACGCGCTTTGGACGAAACCTGCAATGCAGGCCTACTTTTTATTTGCTTTCGCAATAGCGCCCGTATTTCATCCCGGCCATTAATTGCCAAGCCTCCCTGTCCCAAACGAACAGGAACCTTCGCCGCCGCGCCGCGAAGCCCTACGGTGTCATAATTACCAAAGTGGCTTGGGTCGGCATACACCCTAACCTTCTGCCCTGCCTCAAGATTTGCGTCCATGATGATCGCACTCAGGACGGCCCCCGGGTCCCCCTCGCGGCACGCATCCCAAAGCACGTGCATTGCCCCGTCCACAATTTGCAAAAGAGCCGCAGTGGTGTACATTTGCGTGGCGTTGACCGCGAGATACATCGACTGCCGCGACAACTTGAAGATTTCCTCGACCACGTTGAGATAGGAGAAGTTCTCATAAATCGGCTGGCCCGGTCGCAGGATCATGGCGTAAGCCAGCGCATTCGGGATATCAATTGCGCCAGTGGGGAACCCAAGCAACTGCGCGCGCAGCTCCGGCAACTCCTTGGCGAACACCACCTCGCCGGCCTTAAAGAACGGCTGCATCGAGCGAATGAAGTCGAGCTTGCCTTTCGGCGCCTTCATGGGCCGAATCGGGATCGCGTAGGCGCGGCGCATCTGCTCTTGTCTTAACGGCTGCAAAATAAATTCTTCCAAACCGTCGCGCTCAACACCAATGGTGACGGGGTGATATTGATCATCGACCTTGAACATATCGGAAATAATTTCGTCTGGTTTCCAGCGCGGTCCGTAGCCATCCCAGACGATCAGCCTGTTGTTGATCCACGAGAACACCACCACTCCGGTTGTCGCCGATGTCGTCTTCACCGTGCGCGCGGGATCGTACATGGCGTAAGTCGCATGCCATGTCCGCATCGTCGGTTCGACCTTCATCAACTCTGGCACGAACGCCTTCACCGCCGGGTCCTCCGACTGCACCATGTACTCCTGATGCCACTCCTGGGTGGCGCCGGCGTCGATGTACCCGCGCTCGATCTCGTTCACCTTGCTCATGGGGAAACGCGACTTCCATGTCGCCTCCCACTCACCATCGGCGTTGCGGAACTTGATCGGATAGGACTTGAATCTCCATCCCGTCGCCTTCTTCAGCCGCACTAGCCAGCTTTCGGGGTGCAGCGGAGTGCCGGCGATCCGGAACTTGTGGCTGGGGGTCAGCGCCGGCATCACCACCTTGAGGAACCAGGAAGCGAACTTGGCGCGCGCCTCTGGCGTCACAATGTCGTCCTCGCTCTCCATGTCATCGCCGAACGCCATGTCGGGACGTTGCGCGAGATGCTTGGCGCCACGCAGCGACTGACCACGGCCGTAGGCCTGCATCACCACGCCATTGGTCAGCACGATCTTGGTTTCGGTCCAAGTGTCTCCGACAAGGTCTCCAAACAACTCGGTGATAGCCTCGTTGGTCTCCAATTCGTGCTTGATCGATGTCAGGCGTTCCTTGGCGCGGGTTTCGTTGTCACCGAGGATGATGGCATTGTTGAACATCCTCAGACAAGCCATTCCGGTAATTGCTTCTTCCGCGATCGTGGACTTGGCGCCGCCGCGAAACGCCTCGGTGCCCACATGGGGGTCCGCCGACCACCAGGCGTCGATCATCTCGAGATGAAATGGGGGTGTTTCGTCGCCGTGCCGATGCGGGAACAGGGAGGCATGCAGCAGGCGAGGATTGCGCGCCAGACGTTCGATCAGGGCATCTCGAGGGTCGATATCCACGTCAACCCCCCGAATACGTGTCCTTGATCGACGAGCTGAAGTACCGGCCCGGGCTCTCCGCGCTCGCCAGTCCGTCCACCACGTCCTGCGGCACGTCGTTGTAGACGTAGGTCCGGCCGGAGGTGAAGGTAATCTTCAACATCCGGCTCCGCGGCTCGTAGTCAAACCCACGCAGATTGGAGGAATTGAGCGGGGTCACGCGGCCTTGTCCGCCGCTTCGGCATCCAGTTCGGCCTGCGCCGCCACGTCCTCTTCGGCCTGCTTCTGCGCGCGCCGGGTGGCGTCGTCCTCATAAGCAGTCGAGATCAGCCCGCCACGAGTGTTGAAGTTGTAGGTCCAGATCCGGTCCTTGCTCGCCACCACCATCTGACACTCCGATACGTCGTCATGGGCATGCTGGAAAGTGATCGTGCCCTGAGGATCGCCGGCGTTGCCGTCAGCATCTGGTTCACCAAGCAGCTGGATGGTCTGGGGAGTGTCTACGGCGAACATGGGAAGCTCCTATGGCACGGGAAGGCAGCGGAAAATCCTGCAAGTGCCCGATCATTGCATAGCGCGTCCTGCTGTGCAACTTTGCGTCGCGGCGTCCTTACCCCCTTTCGGGCGTCGCCGTCCGGGTCGCCGCACAAGGATCGCCGCGGCTGTCCAGGGGGCGGTGGGCCCGGGCGTCAAGGGTTACCTGCCCACGTAGCGCCCATTCGGGGCCAGCACGCACTGTCCCGTAACGTACGTTCCATCCGGACACAGCGTCGGCGGACGCGGCTGCGCCGGCGGGCAAACCGCCACCACCCAGTTCCCGTCGGGGCACAGCACCATGGCCCCGGCGTTCGTGCAAAGCATCAGCAGGAGCGCGAGTATCAGGAGTATGTCCAGCATGGTCAGCTCCCGCGCGATCCGGCGAATCACTTCCGCATCCCCTTGAGCGTCTTCGCCAGATTGGCCCGCCTTCGCTCGGTTGGGTTCTTCGAGCGCGCGGCTGCCGCCAGCTTGGCCGCGGGGATCTTCTTGCCAGCGGGGACGCCCAGCTGCTTGTGAAGCGCGCCGGGGTGCTTGATCGCGCCCTTGATCCAGTTCCTGGCCATTGGCCTACGCCTAAGGTTTGCCCGAAGGATTACAGACCGCTGCCAGACGAGCCTGCGGGCGTCGCTGGTGCGGGCGCCGGAGTCGGAGCTGGCTGGGGTACGTTCGCAGTCAGCGCGCTATCCAGCTTCGCCTTGTTGGCCTCCGCGCCGGTAAAGATCGCGTCGATCTGCGCCTGCATGGCCGGGGTGATCCCGGGGATGGCAGCGATCTGGTCCCGTAGTCCCTGTATCAGGGTAAGGACACTGTCGATCTGGGTGCTCTCGGCGGTGACATCGGCAAGGACTTGGTCGAGGGTGGCCATGATGTTCTTCTCCATGAGGTCGAGGCGGGTATCCTGCTGGGCGAGATGCTTCTCCAAATTATCTAGGCGCTGGAAGACCGCCTTGAACTGATCACTCAGCCACGCGACGAACCCCGCATCCTGCTCGATGATGATCCGCAACGCGCCGGAATGGTCGTGGCTCTGATGCATCCATTCACGGTTAGGGTAAGAGTGTGGCGGCCACAAGGCGAGAAAGGACCATGGGTGGTCAGCCCATGGTCAAGTCTGGGAGGTAACGCGAGCTTTGTTGCACGGTTGATGGGAGTTGGCAATCAGGCTCCTGGCCGGTGCCTATGCAGGTATTCGATTGCCCGGGTCATGGTATCCGGGTCATCCCGCAGAAGCCCTAAAGCCGTGTTGCAGTTGTGGCAAAGCACCGCGCGGATGTGGCCGTGCTCATGGCAGTGATCCAGCACCAGGCGCTCGTCCGTGAAACATATCTCGCAGCGCGCATCCTTCAGCAGACCTGCATATTCCTCCGGCGATACGCCGTATTTTTCTGCCAAGAAACGCCGTCTTGTATCTTCAGTTGCGCATAGTTTGCACGTCGTTTGAAAACCCTTTGTAGCCGATTTGTTGCGGTAGAAATTGGTCGCGTTAAGTTCTTTTTTCTCTTTGCAAACAAAGCATTCCCGGAAGATCCCATAGTCGACCGTACGGCGCGGAATGACTTCGCGTCCGGTATTGCGCAACTTGTGTGCTCGCGTCTTGCCTGCCCAATAGGCCCGCTTCTCTTCTGGCGTTTTGTTTTTCCAATTGATCTTGTCGTATATTTCATTTGGCATTTATGAACCCCGTTTTTTGCGCTGAGAGTATTAGAGCATAAACATTTCAATTTGTAAATTCTAATTTTATGCGACATCATAAAAAGTAAACCTTTGGGCGTCGGGGGACCAAAACCATGAGTTAAGCAACAATGTTTCAAATACCTCACCTGGATACCTTACGCCTCCGCAATTTAATTAGCATAGCTACGGCCTTAGCAAACACCGCATAGCGCTTTACACAACACTCTCCGTTTGCTGTTTGACTGAGCAGTGCATACGGCTTTGCCTCGTCATGGCCACAATGTAAACCTGGTTTGCTGGTGTCAACCACTCGGTAGTCTGCCATCTGTATCTCCTTACCAATGCTAGCAGCTTAAAAGGTATTATGGTGTAGCAGATACGGTACCGTATCCAGTTCGTGCAACCATCACCCATTGGGATTACAGGCAAATCCAGAAAGAATCAATGACTTAGTAGGTAGTAGTAGTATTATTTTGAAAAAGGATACTCCTTTGGCCGATGTCATGTAAAGCTGCTTGACTTGACACCCCCCCAGAAAAATGTAGCCCCTTTTTAAATTTACTACTACTATAACCCAAAACGTGAACACTTTCCGTTTAACCCAACGAATACAGCCACTTAGAGTTGGAACAATACTAGCATGTAAACCGCACAAATGCATGGCTAAAAGCAGCATCCATGCAAATTTGCCTTGACAAACGCCTTGCAAGTTGACTTTTTTGGTTTACAATGTAAAGCGAAAGTCAAGCAAAACGGTTGACATTGGGGTTACATTTATAGGAGAAAGTACAGATGGATGGTGATGGATTAAGGGCTATACGCAAAGGTTTGGGATATAACCAAGCAAAAATGGCTGACATATTGGCGGTATCAAGGCAGTCGTATATAGCTTGGGAGAAAGGCTATCACAAAATGCCTGCCGCAAAGGTCGAGCTAGTCATTGCCACGAGCGAAAATGCGACACCCATGCGGGTGGATGTGAAGACGCAAAATAAGGAAGATCGCGCCATCTTTGTGCAATACCAAGACATGCGGACATGGCCGATCGTAAAAAGTGACGTTTATCCGCATCTGAGTCCTAACGGTGACAAATTTCTTTCAAGCCCGAATGGATTGATGACTCACCAATTGATCGTCGATCAGCTTCACCGCTTTGGCCAAGTGGTGACGCCGGGCGCCGCTGTGCTGATTTGCACTGCTTACCCCGATGTCCCTCGTCACGCCGATGCTTTCAAGCCGACTGTGCCAGATCTTATGTTCTGATATCTTCAAAAGCACTCCTTATGCCCGGCTCCAGCGATGGATACTGGGCTTGAGGGCGTGCTACCAACCGCAAAGGGGAACACAAATGACAAACGCTATCATCGTTGGATGCCTGATCGGCATCGCGGCCGCACCAATCGCCATTTTCTCAACCCTGTTCTTTTAAGGAGCAACCATGTCGCACTGTACCATATGCCACAAAGACGTTTTTGACGAAGTGAAGCACGGTGTGCGCCATTATGCACACTGGCGTTGCTATCTGGAAGATGGGCGCAAGTTGCACGCCTTGAGAGCTTGGCAGATCAAGACTTTCCCGGTTTTGTTGCTTAAGGAGTTCGACCAACTGGATGATGCCTTGAATTTCAAAAGCGACGAAGTGCGCCGGATACTTTCCACCTTTCCACCTGTCTAAGCCCCACTGGTGAGAGCTGGATTTGCCCTCACCAAACTACCCGGAACGAATTTAAACGCGCCAGCGGTGCCTTTCTGGGCGTCGCGAAACGAGAAAAGGGGACTAAAATGCCAAAATACGTGCGCGATCGGTACTGCGATAAAGTGGAGACCGGCCAATGATCGGCACCTTGGAAAGTCCAGCCCTCACCCGCCTGGTGGAACGCTGGCAAGCCGGCGACCGCAAGGAGCCCTTGTGGCGATACATCGAGCGCAATGCCGACATGGTTCGCCTGTCGGACCTCCTGGCTGACTACTTTCAACCGATTCACGACTGAAAAGGGGAAACACAATGAGGGTACTGGTGGGGCAGGAATCAAGCGGCGTCATCCGACGCGCGTTTGCATCCCGCGGTCATTTCGCAGTATCGGTAGACCTTCTGCCAGCCGACGATGGCAACAAGGCATGGGGTACACGCAACTATTCGCAGGGCTGGCATTATCAGGGCGACATCATGGATTTCATCTTTGGTGATGCCGGCGCGCTGATGGATGCGGGATTCGATCTGATGATCGCGCATCCTGAATGTACCAATATGACCAATGCCGGTATCCGATGGCTGTACAAGGAGGGGCGCAAGGAGAACGGCCGCGATCCCGCGCGTTGGGAAGCGTTGAACCGCGACGCCCGGCATTACAATAGACTGGCGACCGCGCCAATCCGGCGCATTGTGCGGGAGAATCCGCGAATGCATCCCTACGCTGAAGCACTGACACGCTCTTCGGGGTCACGCCAGTATGTGCAGCCCTACCACTTTGGCCACAATGAAACCAAAACCACGGGTCTCGACCTGATCAATGTGCCTCATCTGAAACTAACATGGCCGGACTACGAATCGTTTCGCGCGGCTCATGGGTTGCCAAAAGGATCAAGGCCCGTGCCACGTTGCCATTACGCCTCCCCCGGTCCAGATCGGTGGAAAGAGCGATCAAGGACGCTGCCAGGCATCGCCGACGCCATGGCGGAACAGTGGGGCGTCCTGTAGAACGAAAGAAAATGTCGCCGATTTCTCTTGGCGAGTTGCGAGACTTGTGAGACGATGATTCGCGAACTACCATGATCACACCGTGAAAACCGGCCGGGTAACGCCCGGCCACACGGGCTCAATTCAAGGGGGACAATATGCGCGCATATTCCAGCATGTCCACTACCGACTTCGTGGCCCAGATCCGCGACATCGCCATCAAGGCTGGCGCCCGCGCGCTGGTGATTGCCCAGATCGATGCGATCGTGGACGGGCTCACCGAAGACGAGATCGAGGAACTTTGCGAAGAAGCACGCGATGAAGGGGACAGTGAAGGACGCGGCAAGCAATGGGAGATGTGTTACGACGCACTCTGCGCGGGACTTGAGGACATTGTGGGCATGGGAGCGGATCGTGAAGCGATTCTCCAGCTTCTGATCGAGATCAAGCCGGAGTGGCTGAAATGATCACAACCCTCCACGGCCTGGACTTCAAGGTCATCAGCCCATCCGCCTTCCTGCTCAAGTCCGTGCGCGACGACATCGACGACCCGACCGCGCGCGTCATCGTGGCTTTCAACGGCGACAAGTGGTGGATACATTACAAGAGCCGCTACCACGACGTGGCCCGGCCGTTCAAATCACGCGATGCCGCCATGGCGATGATTGCTTCGAGGGTGCGGATATGATCGATCGTCAGCACGGATGTATCCTGATCGAATGTGATTCGTGCCCCGAGGTTTTCGAGGGCGAGCAGGATGAAGACTTTGGCCCGGTGTGGGCATCGGCCAGGCGCGATGGCTGGCGCGCGCAAGATCGCGAAAGAATGGCTGCACGGCCGCCCGAAGTGCG